CCCGATTAACGAATCGGGTCCGGCGTTCAGATAAGTTCTTCCCAGAACATATCCGATACGTACGGTGCACCTTTGGTCGCCCTCCGGATCCGACACACAGGACGTGTGTCGACCGGCTCGAACCCACCTATGGGGTCGATAGAGCGGTTCCAATTGGAGCTATGCCAAAGCAGATAGCGACCTACATCAGGTAGCTCTTTCTCTCCCGACAGCCGGATAAGCTGGCTGTTAGGGGAGATAGGAGCTACAAGCTGCGTGTCGCTTGCTAAGTCACGGCCACCCCAAAGACTCTTAGGGACATACGATGCCAATTGGTGCCACACACTATACGTGGCAGGCAGAGCATATGACCTGATCGGATCAGCGAACGCCCATCGGCGCAGCTGGTTAGCTAAGCGAATAACATCGGTTAAACGCTCAGCTCTCCGTCTAAGATAGAAAGGGGTTACATCAACACCGTTATCGTAATGTCCTCCACATGACTCTCTAAAAGAGCCAGTGTGAAAGGACTTTTCGACATTTACGCTAAACCCAAATTGGTTCAGCACAAATGTGGCTAAGTTGAACATACCTGTCGGTATAATCAGATCATCGCCATATACGGAAATGATGCCGGAGACACCCTCAAAATAGGAGACAGTCCTCATAAGAACATAAAAGAGTAAACTCTCTAGTTCAAATGTGAACCCATTCCCCATAGAGGAGAACATCTCGGTACGGACGTACCATCCATTTACCTCTACCATCCTGGAGCGAATATCGTTAAGATAGTCGAACCAGTCTGATGGAAGCAAGAGACGGACGAACTCGATGCAGATCGTGTCCGACGCAGACGACAGATCTAGCGTAGCTAGGTCTCCCGTAATGCTGCCGGACTGAGCCAATCGGCGATTAACCGATTGGTCGTTCAGATCGATTCCGAAACGCCTCAAGCGTCGGCGTATATGATTACCGACACCTTTCTGGAGGAACATATTGATATCTGGCTCTTTACAAGCGCAGCGATCAATATCCGTTTTCTTTGGAACGGTGAACAGTACAGCCCCCTTCACTTCCCGTAATGGGTAGGAAAAGGGTGCGTACTGTCGGAGCAAAGCACTTTGATGATAAATATTATCAATATAAGTGCTCGCTTCCCTCGTTACGTCAGCCCCGCCGACGAACTTCAGAGCCGGGTGGCTCCGAGAACGACGACGACTCGTAGATGCACCGCCAGAAAACGATCCAAGAACGATCTCATCACTGAGATCGCCAAGGATCCTGGCGGTTAGCTGACGAGCAAACCGAAGAAAAGACTCAAGAGTAACACGGGGAAGGATATTAAAACCCTTATCCATGGTGCGTAAGCGAATGTTCGTAAGAGCATTCGCGCGCTCGGTAGAGATCCACTTCTGGATAGCGGCATCTCGCCGCTCATCTGCTGGAACAATGTCCTCAGAAAGAAACTTACTGAGGTATTGCTCACGGAGATATTCTACCGCTCTATCGTCTTCTCCTGCGAGTCTCTCAACGAGATTCTCGCATAGGTCTGAAGCAACGGGCGGAACTCGTCGGTTCGCATTTCGCGAATCACGTTTGTACCCGCCTGCGGTCTTTCGATGATGCTTATGCATTCTTCCCTCACTGATGTGTAGGTAAGACAAAAGACGATCGCTATTACAACGATCGTCAATCCCACGAGAAACGCCCCCATTGCAGCAATGCTAGGGGAACGTCTTTCGTCGGGCTGTCGACGCCATATTACTTCCGCACAAACGCACGGAAGTTTATGGCACTCATGACACGCCGACATCTAAGTTAATAGATATCGGACACGTTGACGAGCAGATCATTGATCTGCGTCTGAGCGGTTGCCATGGCGTTAGCCATGAGACCGATCGCGTCAGCGCGCTCCTGGGCCGTCGACAGTGCATCGAAGTTTGCCGAAACCTCGACGTAGGCCGTCCGGATGATCGCCGGGGATGAAATCCCATTGATCGTCTGGGTTGCCACGACGGGGATCGAAAGCTTCAGCTTCGGGGTGATCCTTCCGGTCTTCGTCTGGGTCAAACTCGCAGTAAAGCGAGCATTCCCAGCCGGGACCGACGTCTTCTCACTGAAGACGTGGACTCCATTGGCGTCATCGCCATCCGGAGTGAAGGTGTGGTCAGCCGGAGTCGGCGTCGTGCGGTCTTTGATGACCAGGTTGCTGCGTGCAGCCATTATTTTCCCTTTCATTGTATTGGGAGGATACTGGTAATCCAGCGTACAGGTTACCTCATCAAGGCGGTTTTCTACAGAGAATCAGTGGTTGTTACGCCACCGTTTTAACTGCAGAATCCCGAGAGCCAGAGCCTTAAAAGCTCTGTCTCCCTTGAATGGATCAGCGGCTACGTAGAAACCAGGGAGAGGCCAATCGGCTAAAGCCGTTCGGCGATATCCCTGGTACTCGTAATCCATGAGACCGGTCGTGACTGTAGTAACATTACTCCAGCCAGCGCCTACCCACAGAGAATCCACTTGATATTCGATCCTACCGAAACCGGAGGACCGAGTGGATTTTGTGCCGCCGACGAACTTCAATCCAGCTGGTGCGGATAAGGCCTCGAGGACGCTGCCGATCGGTAAGAACCAATCGACAACGAAACTCCACGGGACCAAGTTCCACGCCAGAGAAGCTGGATTGAGAAGGCCGAGCTGATTTAGTGTTCTGAGACCACTGGAATCAGGGTCGATTCTTGCATACAGATCGACACGGTGTTTAGCCGTTTCTTCTGCGTACAAGCGACGAGCCCGCGATTCCGAATAATTGTAGTTCCAGGCACTTACAGAGGGTCGATTATCAGTCCGACTGGACTTACCTCGACCATGTAGAAGGAGCAAGTTATTAGTTTGTTCCTTCAGCAGCTCTGCGACGCCGTATACGTCACCAACGAGCGGTTTAAGCCCGTAGACGTATTCGATGTAGGTCTGTGCAGCAATAGATGCAGGTTCTTTCCGTACTTGACGGATCGATTTATGCATATATCGCCACCAAGACCTTCTACTTCGCATCGCCTTTAACGCAGCTAACAAGAGAGAACTCTTATTAGCAAACAGACTAGCTGTCTGGCGAAAAGTGGCGAGATCTTCCCCGATGCCGGCCTTTTGATCGGCTAGCTGGAGAAGGGCCTTCACTATGGCTTCGTCTATACCAGACGAAGCAGTAGGCGGATGTTCCGCGCTACTGAACAGACTCTTGCAATAATCATTTGCAATCGTCGTCGAATTCCTACCATAATCTATCGCCCTTCGCCCCTGAGTGGGACCCGAATGGATAAAGCCCTCATAGGGCTGAACGATCCGAGTCTCATAGGAGCTATGGCGATAGGAGGTGGGTCTCCGAAATTTCCCATTCCCGATCGTATCAAGAAGGCCAGATGGATACTCCGGGCGCAGATCTACAAGGTAGACCTGACTCGTTGTATACCATTTGTCCGTCATATACCGCCGATCAGTCCGTTTCCGGATGTCGGCGGTCGATCCGGGGGAACGAGAAATTTGTTCCATGAGTCATTCCTTACGAGGTGTGGCGTCATGAGACGGGAAGTGATTACACTCCCATTCCGG